TCAGTAGATAATCTTATTGGATGATCTGTTGCTCCAGATCCATCAAAGATATATTTTTGTCCCCTTATTAAATGAAGAGTATCTTGCGTAACACTATCAATAGCATATACATTACCACCACCACCAGAAACAGCAGTAAATGTATAAGTTTTTGCAACTACTTGCTCACCAGTATTACCTTGAAGTCCTTGAGTGCCTTGAGAATTCTGTGCCCCTTGAGTACCTTGAGAATTCTGTGCCCCTTGAGTACCTTGAGTACCTTGGTTACCTTGAGAACCTACACCTTGGAGTCCTTGATTGCCTTGAGTTCCTTGATGATCACTTAAGGGACCTTGAAGTCCTTGAGTGCCTTGAAATCCTTGAGAACCTTGTGAACCTTGAAGACCTTGAATACCTTGAACACCTTGACTACCTCTATCACCAACACGCGAGAAAGAAGCATTAAATAGTGTTTCACCAATATATGATGGTTCGCCACTTACATAATCAATCGGTATTGTAAAATAATTGCCATTATCTATAGGTTGATCATTAATTACTAATAAAGTAAAATTATTTTCTATATCATTAGAAACTCTTAATATTAAATAAGCTTTATTGGTTGAAGAAACAGTTCCTAAGGAGTTGATAAATGCAGAAATATTAATATTATCAGAATTTTTTTCACTCAAATAAAGTTCTGTTGCTTGATTCAAAGCAACATTATCAAATTTAAATCTACCAATTCCAGGATTAGAATTATTTACTGTTGTACTATCATAAACATAATCAAAAGTAGTTCCACCATAAAATCCCTCATTACCCTTAATTCCTTGAGAACCTTGAGTCTCTGCACCCTGTAATCCTTGAGTACCTTGACCAGCAAATAATCCATCAAGACCTTGTGGTCCTTGAATACCTTGAGCACCTTGATTACCCTGTATTCCTTTTCCACCTACACTACTAACAACTTTTACAGAAGAATCTTGCCCAATTTTGGTATTTACCTTTACATCTTGTCCAGTTTGAGCGTTTACTTTTACCATTTTTATGAATAATAGATATCCTTATACAACTGAATTGGACTTTTTTATATTTATATCCAGTTTTAAAGATAACAATTATACTTATGGATTTTTTGAATCTATACCTAAACTTTCAAGGTAATCAATCCACCAATCGGCATCTTTCATATATTTCCAATTAGGAACAGATTTGCCTTGTTCCACAGTATAATACTCATATAAGGCATCATCGATAATCTGTGCGGTTTCCATATTCTTCTTCCTCCTCATCAACATCCGCATATGCATCTGCCACATATGGTCCTCGTTTTCGTAGAGGTTCTTTTCCGACATAAGAGTTTTCTGAATTGACTGTAGATACCCACACCGCAAGTTTCATTACTATCAAAATAATAATCAGAGGTATAAAGCAACCAATTAAAATTACTGGATTCATTTATTGTTATTAAAAGGTTCCCAATGCTGCCAATTATATTTATGAACTGCCCACATTCCCATAACAGGAACAAAGATTAATATGAAACTTAAACTGCCAACACCCCATGGATTATTGAGTGTTGCAGAGGCAAAGTGTGCTGCCTTGAGTGCTATGTTACCCATAAGTAATCTCTCTTGTTTTCCAAAGTTCTAGAAAATAACGATCAACTTGATATAAGTCTTTAGCAGGTGGAATATCATCAATGTTTTCAGACCACTCTTCACATAATAATCTCATCTCATATGTTATTCTATTTGGAGTAAACATTCTACCAAATGAAGACATAGCAAAAGCATGTCGCATCCTAATGCGCTGTTCCGTTTCCGTCATATTTGTCACTTTCATAGTAGACATTTTCACCTTTTCTGTGCCCAAAATATAAGGTGGCACATAGAAAGGGTATCGTTCCCCAGAGTAAGACATCTGCTAAAGTCATTTTATATTTCCTGGTGATAAACTTTGAAAAATTTTAGAACAAGCATCAATAGCATAAGGTGCTCCATATACTCCAGTGAAGATATAAGATATACCTAACTTAGAGCAATACTTCTCCAGTTCCTGACATTTTGTTATGTCAGTATTACTATGATCGATAATAATATCACCCTCTTCAAGTAAAGGTAATAACTCATCAAGTGTGTCTTCTACCTTTACTTCTGGAAGTGTAATTTGAAAAATACCAGGAATTTTTCCGGCACTAGTGTATCTAAGACCATCAGATTTAACTGCTCGAACAAGATACTCCAGTGAAGTTACACACCCACTAATGTATCCTGCTTCATATTGTCCACAGGCATTCTCATAGTTAGTGCTACTATAACCCCAAACTTCAATTCCTTTTTCAATCATACGACGGGACATACCTTCACCAGTACGACCCAAACCAATCATTCCAACTTTCATAAAATTCTCCTACAATTTAATTTGTAACCATGGTAATAATGGTGGAATAACTCCAATCAATCTGAGAAGGCCCTCAGCAAATAAGCATAAGACAACCCACCCAACACACATGCTGATAATACCTGCGTTTCTATTGTGTCTCCGAATAGCATCGTCAATCATCTCCTGACACTCTTTCTGAGTGACATAATGTTCTGATTTTATTTCATCCATTCGATGCGGCATTGTCTTGATTTATCATTTTATCAATAGGATCTGGTGCTCCACTAACAATTGCACATGCTCTTTGATAGAAAAAGTTATTGGTATTCCCAGATGACTCAAAAGTCTCTTTGACTTTCACCCAATTATTGTAGGTGTGCTCGTCCATGGTTTTTAGATTGAAATACATATTAGCTATAATAGTTACTAATTTGTATTTGTCAACTTATTTTGATTTCCTAATATTACCTAGTCTCAAAATTCATTTTACGAACTTTGCGTTGCTTTCTTTGTTCTTGCCATAAGATATCTTCCGTCGAAAGAACTCCTTTTTTATTTTTAGATTGATAGGAGTTTAACATAACAATATTTGAAAAGTCAACTGCCGAAATCTTATCACCACGAATAGTTGCCATGTTAGGACAACCACAAGAAACTGTCTTACTTGGATGTCCTTCCAATTCCTTTCCGCAGGAACGACATCTAATCTTTATATTTTCCATTGTATAATACTTTATACGTCTTCAGTTTTCAGTTATTTATCATCTAACATATACTCTACCGTATTGGCAACATCATTCATTGCATCTCGCAATTCTTCACGTTGTCCGGCATGTTGTTCTACTTTCGTAACACCATTTTTAAACTCTTCACAAAGAGTCCATCTCCATTGACTCATACTCTTAGAGTACCAAAGATTAATTTTCATTTGTAGAAAAGTCGTCTACGCGACTATTTAGTTCTCCCATCTTACGAATCAATTGGGTATGTTCATTTTCTATTTCCTCAATACGACACTGTAGTATCTCAATCATATCATAAATGTTATCACAGTCTGCAATTTTTTGTTCCGATTTTTTCATTTTCTTTTTCATTATCATTCCTTATCTAACGTGGTCTATAAGTGCATCTTTCTGGGTTTGCCTTGCACCACTGAAATACATAAGCATCGGGATCATTACTCATCTGATAGTGTGCATGGTTATGTAGCATTCCTATTGTGATAAGTAATCCAATAGTGATTATATTATAATGAGTAGCTGGATGAGTAACGATTGTCAAAAAGTATTTTTTCATTCCGTCTCAATAAGAGGAGGGTTAGGCCATCCTGTCGGACACATAGGTACACTATAAGGTTCTCTCATAATAAACTCAACTATTTTTTCATCAACCTCTACCAGGGTCTACAGGATCACTATCTCTCCATAGAGATGGCATATCCAGAAGCACTCTACCCGTAGTTTCGGTAGGTACAATACTTCTAATACAAAGTGCAGGTGGGGTATAATCCATATACAAAAAAAGGGGATGCCGTCGCACCCCCAGTATAACATCTAGATGTCTACTTGTCTATATCAGATATCAGAAGTTGTACTTCAGACCTGCTTTGGTTCCATAACCACGGTCGATGTTGTCATCACCAGAACCGACAAAGGATACTTCACCATAGGCACCAAGATTATCGGTCAGTGCAAGACCAAGACCTGCCTTACCAGAAGGAACAGTGTCACTTTCAGCACCATCAGGGGAGACTACAGTAGCTCCTCCCTGAATGTAGTAAGAAGAGTTCTCTCCAATAGCACCTTCGTATCCAACGTGAAGATCCGTGGCAGTTCCAGAATAATCAGATCCAGTCCAACCGGAGTTAGCCTCGACGTTGACGTAGGGTCCGGCTAGGGCGGCAGCAGGGGCAAGAGCAATTGCAGCGGCAGCTGCGGCGATAGTCGTTTTGAACATTTGTTTTCCTCGTTTTTTTACTTGCGGAATGGTTACCCGCAGATGTTAAGGACCTCGACTGGTCCTGTTGTAATTCGTTACAACTAAGTAACGAGAGTATTTATACTCATTTTGTTTTTCGGGTATTCGGATAACCCGAAAGCGGAATACCAGAATCGAACTGGTGACGAAAGGTTGGAAACCTTTAGTTTTGCCTCTAAACTAATTCCGCAAGTGAGAGATTACTCTCTCATCACACTTCCTTCGCATAAGAAGTATTATAAGACAAGATTTGATTCTTGTCAACTCCCCCGACTGGAATCGAACCAGTAACATCCAAATTAACAGTTTGGCGCTCTGCCTGATTGAGATATAGAGGATTATACGATGAACTTATCAGTATGCTTGCTATGGGGCACTACACCCAACATACTGACAGTATCCAAAGGAGCAAAGAGAGTAACCAACTCTCAAGATCACAGTGTGGTTAACACCGCCGCAGGCGAGCTCATTCCCTGTCTAACGACTCAGGTTGGGGTCGAACCAACGACCGACTGCTTAGAAGGCAGTTGCTCTATCCACTGAGCTACTGAGTCATGTACTAGTTCCTATCGCCTCTAACCCTGAACTAGCAAGGGGGTTACAGCAGTTGAGAAGAATTCCCTTTCAACCTCCATATTATAAGGCGTTAACCATAGTTTGTCAACACTCAATAAATTTTTATGAATCCATAACTACTAAATAATTAGAAAGTAACTGTAATAAGAAATGAAAAAATCTCTTATGTTTTTGGGAATGTTATTTTTAATGATACCTTCAGTAGATGCTGGTGGACTTGTATCGAAACATGCTTCGAGTGTGCAACTTACTGTTGATGCTGCTAGATCACAGGCAACAAGAATTGGTTCTTCATTTAGTATTTCCGGATCAAACATTGATACTACAGATGGAACAACTGCCGGAACAGTTTCTGCAGGAACAATTACCAGTGGAGTTTATGCTCCCGGCACTATTGCTGCTACTCAAGATACTGCAGGTGCTGCGTTCTCATTCAGTCAGTCATATACCGAAGCTGATGCGGTTCCAAATGCTGCTCCTACTGTAGGAGATGTTCCTAACTTCTCTAATGTAACTGCATATACTGCAGGAACTGCAGGAACATTAGCAGGTACTGTTACTTCAGCTGGTGTTCTTACAGTAACGGCTGGTGGATCTGGTAGTACAGCAACAGGACAATTTGTAAGTGAAATCACTGTAATCGATTGATGAGGAATTTAAATTATGGTTTTTCAAATCCAAAAGGATGCCGTTGCTCAAATTGTCGCGGCACCTCTTTCTGCAATTGTTGCCAGCATTGTTCTGTTGCCTGGACAAGCACTAGCAGTCCCAGTGGTGCCGAACTTCACTCAGGGAAGTATGAGCAGTCACACAGAAACGACGCAAACGATAACTGAGACAATAAACTCAATGGACTATAGCACTGGATATCAGTACTCTGCGACTGGTTCTGGTGTTACTGCAAGTGGAAACTTATCTCCAGGAACAGGAGCAACTAATATAACTATAGATGGAGTGACATCATCATGGACAGGTGTAACAAGCAAACCTCAATTTACACAGACAGCACCGGGAGCAGCGTTCCAGTTCACAGAAACTTACTCTGGCCCAGGTCTTCAAAATCATACAATTATTCAAAGAGTGACGGAAGTCACAAGCGTAACCGACACAACTTCCATTTTCAGCCAATAATTGGAGCAATTATTCTCGGATCATTATTACCCTTAAATTCTTATGCTGAAACCGTTGGTGGTGTGTCTGCTACTGCTTCTCCTGTCGCTAACAGTTCAGGCTCCGTTACAAACCAGGCTATACAAGTCCTTCAGGGACCATACATTACAAACACATATGGAAACGGGATTCAATGTCAAGGTCCCACTCGCAATTTCACACCATATGTAACAGGAAGTCTCTCTGCTTCTAAACCATACGAACCATATTATAATGACCCAGTATACGATGTTACCGATAATTTTGGTGCCTTTGATGATGACGGGAGACCTATTGGAGATGGGAGACTTGACAATCCTGGAGATATTGTCTTTCACAAAAGAACAAGAACCGGACAAAAAGATAACTACAGTTTAGGTCTAGGGTTTTCTATGACATGGAGTACACCTACAGATAAAAACTTACAAGACCTTTGTAAAGAAGCAGCATCTTCTAATATTGCAATGATGCAGCAATTAACTGCCAATAAAAGATTGGACTTTGAGATTGCAAGACTCAAGAATTGTGGTGAGTTAAAGTTAAAAGGAATCCAATTCCATCCCAAATCACCATACTATTCTGTGTGTGCTGATGTTGTGG